TACTTATTCGAGGAAACAAAAAATAATTCTTGCCTAACCAACTATTTTAATTAAATTAGCTGTCCATTTGTAAACCAATGAGCCTGGGGAGGTAAATATTTACCTTTTCCTATATACTCCAAGTGCGGTTTTTGCTTCAAAAACAACGTTTTTCCTCACAAAAGCATTCACAATCTTGCATCAACTTTAACCATAGTTTAACCATGAATGGCTAAAGTAAATTTGACCGCTTTTTCATATTACAACCTAGAAAATGATTTTAGCAAATCATCGCTAACTCTCTGATTAAAAATTAAACACCGTCCAATAGTACCGTTCAGCATTTCTGTATCTTCATAGGTTTTTCTACCAATCCCAAAAGCATCTGGAGAAGGAAGGCTAATGCTTGCATCAGTTGAAATTGCCCCGCCATTTAGAGAGGCCGATATTCCATTAGAATCATAGGTTATAGAAACGGAATAGTCAGTTTCTGCTGTAATGGCTCCCATATTCAAACTTACCGATTCACTTGACGAGCTCACAACCGATATTATTAAATCCCCTGAAGCATTTATATAAGCACGGAGCATTTCGGCAGAAGTACCATCATCTGCTGAAAACAAATATTGATTGTTAGTTGGATCATTAACTGGAATATTGAAATCGCATACTATTGTGCCTTGTTCATCTCCATACTTTGCGGAAAATTCAGCACCTGATATCCTTGCGTTATCATCATTTTTTGTGATCAACGATGCAGAACTCGATATATATGAGCCATCATATGTACCCGAAAACAGCCGTAAACCCCAGAAATAAACACCCCCTGTTACTGAAACAGCGTCGGAGCCGTTACCGTCCGCAATATTAACATAGATTTGTCCGGTTGTGCTTGTGCTCGTAGATTCTACTACAATCCTGCACCAACCATTAGCAAGTTGTGTAATAGAGGCTGAATCAGCACTTCCCATATCGCCCACAGCGCCATTAACAAGGTCAAAGAATGTTCCTGAAACAAAATCTACACCATACACTATAATCCAGTTTATCCCTGATGCTTTGGCGTATAAAACAGTCTTATATGAAGTAGCTGCCGTTACTGTAATGGACCTTTGAAATCTTCTATCATTACCAGCAGAGCTTGGCGAGATGTAATCAGCTGTAACTGTTCCGTCTGGAGCGGCTTCAAAGTTTGCTCCAACAGTAACACTCGATTTCGTCCATACTGGATTGTCCAACTCTTCATTATAAGTAAGGAGTGAAGGAAGTTCCTTTTCACACAAAAACCCTTTATTTATACCTTCCTGAAAGTTAGGTCTTGGATAGTTAGCGGCTGCATAGTCTATACCTTCAGAAGAAGTAATGAAGCTAGCTATTTCACTTGCCTCATCCCCACGATCAAACGTAATACCCAGCGCCTTCATGTGGGACAGCAGTTCCTCAGGTGTTTTATGAAGCGACGGTTGAAAGTTTAGTGTTGGGGTTGGAATACTATTTAGCAGACCCATTTTTCTTTGATTTTTTCGTTAATAATTTCTCAATCTGAGACTCTTTTACTACAATTCCATCACAAAGCTTTGTAATCGTGTCTTTGTACTCATCCGGATAGTGCTTCGGAGCTACAATCTTTTCTCCTAATGATATAGTTTTATCCTTAATTGCTTCAATATCATCCTTTGATGAATTTTTTAGGAAATTCAGCTCCGGTTGCAACTTGAATAATAACCGCCTTCCTTGCCCTTTGAAGGGTTGTTCATTTAATGATATTAAATCGCTTAATTGAAGCGCTGTCTTGGTTACTTCTGATATCTTAATTGTTATTTCTTTCATTGCTCTATATTATGTTCAGTTTCGAGATGTAACTTTAAATGGATTGTTCGTATATTTTGTTAAATAAATCACTTGCTATGAAAAAACTACTGTTCGCTCTTTTACTACTGGGATGCTCCGCTTCATCTGAAGAATCTTTAGAGTTTAATGAACAATTCCTCGTTGATTCTTTTATGACCGAAAGCTTTGGAGTTGATAGCGTTTCAATAGTCTCTCGAATTGATTCAGAAAAACCAGACAGCATTTTTATAAATTCTGAAAAGGTAGCTCGTGTTTTCTTTGGAACGTATGTTGATAGTACCGATTCATATATAAATATAGAAAGTGTAGTTATTGCTAAACTTGATCGAGATGATGATAAAGAGTTACTAACCATTCTAAATGGCGCTGTTGAATATAAAAAAATCTCTTTTCCAGAAGACCTCAACGTTCCAAAATCCTTCAATAGATATTTTGTCAGGAATGATGATATGTTTTTGTTCAGTTCCATTCCTGATTCTTCAAACTCTTTAAGACAGTATTTTATTGACACTTTCATCTCTTTATGAAGGGTGTGTTGATAAGTCTGTTACTCCCTCAAAAACACCATTTACAAAGTGTTTAGCTCTAAGAATTACTTGATTTCCTTGAGTACCATCATAGTCTTGCTCCGCAACCAATTCAATAAAATCTAAAGGGCTTCCAGCATATAGTTTAATTTTGTCCTGTAACTGGAGTTCATTAACTAATGCCCCACCTTTATTTAATACAGAGCTTCTTGAAACGTTTCTTTGTCTTATTGACGAAAACGAATATGTATCCGCTGAAAAATTCTCGATGCTCATTCTATAAGCTGAATACTTGCTAGATTTTTTTATTGATACATCTCTGTCTAAATCAAGCGTCAATGTTAAACTCCCAGGATCTTGTTCAGCGCCGGCTAAGGGATCTTGATACGTCTCAGTCGTTTCCAACGATCGTGAAAATGATATAGTCTCCCATACGGAATCACTAACTCTTTTCCCCTCAATTTTTATATCTATTGCAACATCATAATCCTGAGTTCCTGGATAGGTAGGCAAGGATGGATTTGAAAACCCATCAAATGTAATTTTTATTTGATCGAAATATGATCCACCGTCACCCACAGTAATACTGAAAGTTTCAGATTCTGAAGGAGATAGAGGCTCGAACGTACCAACAAATGTTCCTGATTCAATATTATCATCAAAAGATAAAGCTGTGTCATTAGTTATATTTACAGCTCCGTCTATCGATATCTTTTTAAGAATACTGTTGATTACTAAATCACCATCACTTAATGTGAACGAGTCTTTGTCAAAGTTTAAAATATCACTATCAAACTCTCCCCCGGTTCCGATAGTTAACACTCCGGTTACAGTAGCGTTCTGCGCTAAAATATCATCAACATCTAGTAAAGAGGTTTCAATAAACCCGCCGCTTATAATGGTTGTGCCGTTCTGAACAGCGTTATCAAAAATAGTATCTAAATCACCTTGTAAGCTATTAACCTTATCCTGAGCACCTTGTGGAGTCTCTTTCGTCGTAGGATCGTATCCGGAGCTGAATGTGGTAGTGGCATCGATATTTAACTGATCAGCTGCAATACTTATAACAGATTCTTCTCCTGTAGCATCTAATCGAACCAGCGCAATTTTATCATTATCATCTACAGTTAATGTTAGTTGTCCCGCCAAAAACTGAACCCCTGAATACGCTCCGTCAATTTGTAAGAATAGGTTTATAAGATCTGAAGTAAGATCAAGTACAGATCCTTCTACCGTTGTAATGTCATTTTCATTGGTAGTGATTAAGGCAGACAGCGTAGCTGAGGCTGTTGCAACCTCATTATCAACATAGGTTTCTAAAGCAAGACCAGCGGTTGCATTCGTTACGTAAGTTTCACTTGCCAAGCCAGTTGTTGCATCCGTAATATCTTGAGCAATTTGAGCGGATGTAAGAAAATTAGCAGTGGCGCTTGCAATCTCATTATCAACATAGGTTTCTGCAGCTAAGCCCGAAATGGCTGTATTAACATACGTCTCACTTGCTAATCCGTTCGTTGCATTATTAATCTCTGTTGTAATTTGCGCCGCTGTAAGAAAGTCTGCTGTTGCTGTCGCAATTTCATCTCCTACATATACTTCTGTAGCCAAACCTGCAACTGCCCCATTAATTTGAGTAGTTATCTGAGTGCCTGTTAAAAAATCGGCTGTTGCGTCTGCAATGTCCTGAGTAACTGTGGTGTATTGATCTATGATCGCTTGAGCGTTATCACTAACTGAGGATGAAAGCGCCGTAAATGAAGAATTTGCTGTAATATTAACCTGATCACCGGCAATTGTTATGATAGATTCTTCCCCGGTTGAGTCTAATCGGACGAGGGTAATCTTTCCATCCTGGTTCGTACTAAGGATTAGTTGTCCTGCCAGAGCCTGTATTCCTGAATAGGCTCCATCACTTATTAAGAACAAGTTGATTAGATCGCTTTGAATATCAAGTATAGCAGCATCAACACCGTCAATCTCATTCTCTATATTGAAAATATCGGTATTAATGTTGGAAAGATTTGTTGACAGATCACTTCCTCCAACTTGAACCTTGAAGCCTTGGTTTATCAGCCAATAATTATCTTCATCAATGTAAAAACCGTCATCATTTGCGCCGTCCGCTCCTTTTCCAAAGTATCCCAACCCTCCGGCCATCTCCACATAGAAATTGTCTTTAAAATATCCGCCGTAACCACTCAGGTTTTGACCATTAATGGTAAGACCTGCCAAATTCCCTATTTGAGTTTGTACTGTATAATTTGCGGGTGTCCATGGGTTCGTGGTCCAGGTAACTACACGGCTATATGGTGAACCTTGAGTGTCAAGGACGGTGTCTTCAATGAATCCGGACGGAGCAGCAATTGATCCAAAAGAAAGCGCTTCATTTCCTGTATACGCTTTCATTCCTGTGGTATCTACAGTTCCTGCATTCAGGAGTTCAAACGTCCATGTCTGGGTTCCGTCTTGGTTATCCGTATATCCTGTAACCTCTCCCCAGGCTCGGCCAATAAATAAACTGCTATTTGAAGTATCCATAATTGGAATGAGAACAATGTCATCTTCTTCAAAGACAGAATAGCCTGCAAACCCTTCTACATCTCTTACTGTAAGCGCTCCGGCTTGACCTACTGCATTTGGTACTGTAAAGGTAGCCGCTAATGTTCCGAATGATTTTGTTAAGAACCTGGAGCCCCGGAAAGCCTGAGCTACATCTGCTGTAAATGCTTGCACCCGTAATTCATCGGCAAAAATAGAACGGAAATCAGCACTTCCTGCATAATCAATCCTCCATCCTGTTAATTGTGATGCAAAGTGATCACTTCCAACAGTTCCTGAACCAAAGAACACATCATTACCATCTGAAGTGATATCTCCTGTTTCAAAGCGATTTGTAGCTGCGTTAAAAAATGCCACACCACCATCTGTAGGAGCATCTTCACGGGTAGCTACTACTTGCAAAGCTGCAATTGAAGGAGCTGTTTCATCACTTCCTGTGCCAACTACAAACCGGTTCCGTATCTCATCAAAAAGAAACATGAAGTCATCGGAAGTTCCTCTATCAATCCGAAGCCCGGAAGCGCCTGCAGTAACACCAGAGCCTGCTTCCCCTTTATTTAGGAGCATGATGTTATCTTCTACTTCAACTGTCTCAGTATTCTGAATTACTTGATTGCCATTAACAATCAAATCACCCGTAATCGTTACATTTCCACCAATTAAAGCGTTCAAAGCAACGTCTAAAGCTCCACCTATATTAATGTCATTGACCGTTGTGATAGCATCAAAGTCAACGGAGTCTGTAGACCTAACAGCCTGATCCATTGGGTACAATTCATTAGCGCCCTGCCCTGTATCAACAGTATTAAATACTACAGGATCAGTAGAACGCACAGCTTGATCCATCGGATACAATTCATTATTTCCCTGCCCTGTGTTTACACTTGAAAATAGGGGGCTTGCTGTCGGATCAATATCCTGAATCGTATTCAACTCACTTCCTGATAATTGCAAGTTGGTTGCATTATATAGTAGTGAAAGCGTCCAACTTAAATCCCCACCTAACAAACGTTCTGTTTCATCATCAATAGAAAGAGCATCACCGGCTATTAATTGCAAAAACTGTCCTTTGCTTACTTTATCAGCAGTTAGGAAATCAACAGCTAAGTGGTTTTTTAAGATGGAAGATTCTAGATCATCCAACTGATCCTGAACTAATCCCGTAACCCCATCCAAATAATTAAGCTCATCAACGGAAGCTGTTAAATTTGCGGAAATGTCATCAAGAAGTTCATCCCATGCTTGTACATCTTCTCCAGGAACTAAATCAAGATTGTCCTGTAAAGTAGCAACGTCACCTTCAGCTAAATTTTGGCTTATAGAAAAATACTCTCCGGTTGGTATTCCAGACCCTCCATTTGAGCCTGAGGAGACAGAATCTTTCTTGCTGCGAATAATGGTTTGTAAACTATCAGCCATCCGTCTCTATATTTAATTCAAAAAAAACGCCATTTACTAGATTGTTGTAACCGTCCTGCGAACCACCTAAAAAGAAGAAATACATATTATCATAAGCCAGAATCTTATTTACATTAAAAGTACCATATAACTGCGATTGAAGATCTCTTCTTGCAGACCTCCTTAAATCTAACTCCTCTTTTAACCATAAATTAGCATGTGAGCTTGCTGAGATCGATCCATCCCTTCTTTCCCAATATCCATTATAAGTTACGTCTGATATTGCAGCACTATACCTATATGAAGATCTGGAATAGTCGAATGGCCCATCTCCAAAGTAAACCGACTGAATATCATCCTTTCCTTTTTTAAAGCTATAAATTCCGTCTTGGGTTAATCTGTATTCAATCTCTTCTCCTGCAAGCGTGGGGTTTTCAATAGACGCACTTACATTAAACCAGTAAACGGAATTAAAATCACCAACTGCAAAAGCAGGTAAGTAAATTTCTAAATTTCCCTCTGCAGAATCGGGTATATCGCTAGTGAGTATATCAATAATATTTCCTGTTGAAACCCCAGAGGAGATGAAAAGATCGATATCGATTTGGATGAGATGACAATATAAAGTACCTACTCCATCATCCTCAGGAATTACTGCGGATCCGTTCGGGGTTAATGAGAGTTTGAACTTTTTCTGGTCTGAAGTAGGTCCGTCTGTTAATTCTACTATATAATATGTTTTGAACTCTTGAAATCCGTCCGGAATGCTACCAGATGTAGTTAATCTAACTGGTTTATTGTTTTCAAAAGAATCACCAAAAACGTCTACGAAAAACTGTATCTCGCCTGTTGTTGTGTTTATATCTAACTCATCAGCACGCCCTTCAATTAAACCAGTATATTCATTTTTCCAAACGCTGTTATCATTAAGAAAGTAGTCGCCAATAGTAATAGATATAAAGGAATCTTGTCCAGAAGTTGAATTAACATTCTGATCAATCCTGCCATTGAACTTAAGTTTTTCATCTCCATTACCTGTAAAGGGTTGTGATGCTAAGTAATACTCATCATCTACAGTATCAACAGCTCCCCCGGGATATACCGTACCAGGTATTTTTTTGAACTCAACCTCAGAAGACCCGGATTGATGTTTAAAAACAAACCTGCTTTCTTTTAAAGCCTCTTTATATTCATTCACAGAAGAAGGTAAGATGTATAAAGATTGCCGATCTACATCCGTAGTGATATCAACTAGTGAATTGGACTGAAGAACCCCGGCTGAATTGTATATAAATTCTCTTACACTGGTAGGATCTCCCAGCGCTGATAGCTGATATATATTCCACCGGCCTGAACCCTGAATTATTATCAGCTTTCCTGCTTTAGCAATAGCCTCTATTACTTCAAATTTACTCCAGGGCTCTTCCGAAAGTGATGAAGAACCATCAATAGTTCTAAAAACTATAGTATCATGATACAGCTCATTAAGAAAGTCGTCTGTAACTGCCATATCAACTGTTTGCCAAGATGTATAAGTGTGAATTGGCATTTCATAAGGGAGAAGCTGCGATAAAGTAGTAATGACAGTCTCTCTGTTATCTTCTAAAGGAAAATCTTCTCCTTTTAGAAAACTTAAATCTTTTGCTACAGCGCTCATGACTAGAGGGTAGTTTCTTTCTTGATGTCTCAATAACCCAGGAATAACCTTTCCTTCCCAAACCTGAACACCATTGATTTTTTTTACCATCCTAAATTCATCTTCATCAGCGCCAAATATCTCTTCTAACACACTAAAATCAGAGCTGTTCTGAATAATACAGTGTAACTCTAGTTCAGATTTCTGAACAGGGTTGCTGTATATGTCGTCTGGATCAATTTCATCCCAATGATGAGAAAAGACACCACGCTCAGCGCTTCCCTTCCATTCAACAGAAGAACCTAAAAAATCCTTTTTTTGAATTTCGAAACGAAAAGTATCCGTTGTATCCCCTGAAAGAGCTTGATGGATAATATGTCGGTAAGAACCATAAGACATTATTTATTGATCTTTTGCTGAACCTTAACAAGAGCGTTATAAAGAACTCTTTCGTTTAAGTTGATAGATATAGGTAAAAGCATTCCTACTCCTGCGCCTGAGGAGCCTCCTATTTGATGATTTGGAATTATAGTTCCTCTTACACCAGGTATAAATAATTCAGGACCTCTTTCACCAACTATCGATGCTTTTCCAACAGGGGGTATTCCTCCTGTTGCGAATCCTAATCCGGAGAATAAGCGACCTAAAATGCCGCCCCCACTTCCAAAAAGCCCATCACCTGCTAAACCTCCCGTTAAAAGAATTGACAAACCTTTCTGAATAACTGAAGAAGCCAAAAGTCGACCAATATTTTTAAAAACGTCAATAACTCGTTCTCCTTGAACGATTATATTAGCCATCCCTTGACCAAATGAATTCGTGAACGTATTACCAATATCAGTAGCAATCATCATTGCATTACTCATCTCCTTAGTTTTCTCGATAAAGGCCGGTACTTGAACATACATTTTAGTTAAATCCATCTTCGGAGTTAAATCAAGACTTAAGTTTTTCTTACCGATTCCTTCACCAAACTCAAGTATTCTTGCTTTTTTAAGCGCTTCTGAACTTAGCTCTGAGCCAGCTACCAATCCATCAACAAAATTGTTCCATGAATTAAGAGCCTGTGCGCCTAGCTGGTCAAACCTGATACCAAATAATTGTTCTATACTTTCTTTAATTTTTTTCAGAGCGTTTTGAGCGCTTTCTCCAATAGATGTGAAATCAATCTCATTGTATTTATTGATTCCTTTTTTTAAAGCTTGCTGACCATTACTGATTGTAGCCTCCATCTTAGCAATGGTACTATCAATACCAATAACCTCTGTAGCCCAATCATCAACATCAATGCCAAAAAGCTTAGCCAAAGCCACTGGAGGAATCTTCCGGATTATGAACTGTATTACTTCTCTGATAGCTTTCATTATTGAAAGCCCCATTTGATAAAATGCAGATCCGATAGAGATAGTAACGTTCTCAATTCCAAGACTAATCTTGGTCCAGTTATCAACAAACCATTGACCTGCCACTACTACTGATCCGAAAAGCGCTGTAATCATGAAGAATTTTGAGGTGAAAACCTTACTTAGCAGTACAACAGCTTTAATTACAACACCAAAAGCAATTAGAAGCGGTCCGGAAGCTGCAAAAAGAGCGGCCATCAATAGAACTCTTTTCTTTGTTTCTTCAGATAGTGCAATCCACTTGTTCTTCATTTTGTCAATTGCAATGATTGCCCCGGACATTAGCTTCTTAATTGAAAAAGTTTTTACCAAGGATTCACCAATTTCGCCAAGTGAAAGAGTAATATTGTCTTTTAAGGTTGAAAACAAGCCTTTCAAAGTCTCAGATTGTTTCTTCATCTGGTCTTCAAAAATTCCACCCTCTTGAGTTAAGCCCTTTAAAGCTTCCCTAACCGTATTAAAATCTATTTGAGATCTAGAGGCCATTTCAAACACCTCATCTTTTGCGACTCCAAACTTTTTAGCAAGCACATCTATAATTGGAATACCTCTTTCTGACAGCTGTAAAAGCTCTTCAGTCATAGCCTTTCCTTTGGTTTGTATCTTACCATAGATCTGAGCCATCTCTCCTAGTGGAACGTTGGCGCCGGCAGAGATATCTCCTAAGAACTTAAGCGTTGGAATGGTTTCTTCAGCCTGCGTACCAAATGCTAAAAGTGATTTTGTTGCGCTTCCTACATCATCAAGCTGAAATGGGGTTTTAGCAGTGAATGATGTAAGGTCCTTCATCATATTAAGTGCCTTATCACCACTACCTAACATAGACTCAAAACCAACAGTCATGGTCTCAAGATCAGCTGCATTTTTAACAGCAAAAGCTCCTATTCCAAGAAGAGGAGCTGTAATCTTCTGAGACATGCTCTGGCCCTTACGTTGCATTTGGTTAGCCCAGCCCTCCATCCTTTTCTGAACTTTGTTGAGACCAGAATAAAGAGCGGCTGCATTTGAGCCTATTATAAAGGATACGCGGCGTTCTGCCATTATTTTGCTATAAACCTCATCATTGAGTCAAGCTGACCTTGACTGATTCCTTTCTTATCTTTAATAAAAATTCCTTTTTCCCAAGGAAATTTTATTAGTTGTTCAGGCTTCACTTGCTTAGAGCTGTTAACATTATATATGGAAGTAGCTACAAACCGAGCAGCCTCCCAAGTTGTATGATAAAACAGTTCTGAAGTTACCTCAGCCTTTTTATCTAATGCATTTATAAGCTCCCTTAATGAGAGCTCTCTTTGCTGTCGAGGAGATAACCCAAGTATACCAAGAGCACCAGCTCTTAGATCATCAAGAGTTACTCCCCCTTCGGCTTTTTTTCGCTTTCTTCCTCTACTGGAGTGGGTGAATCTTCTTCAGCTTTATTACTAAGCTCTTGATACAGATCCGGATTATCATCCAAATATTCCACGAACTCTTCAAAAGACAAATCAAATTCACATTCTTCCTTTTCAACCTTACTACCGACTTTTATCCCGCAATAAAACATCAGATCCATATCGCTTAAGGTTAGACTCTCCATGATCTTTCCGATTTCCTGCAAGCCAATATTATTCATCTGCTTTTTTCGGGCAAATAATCGAAGTGTAGCCTCTCCGAGTACAAAAGCTATTTTTTTATCATTAATTTTATGATCTAAAATCATACGGCCACGCTTCTGGTTAGAGCGCCTGTGCCTCTTAATGTGAAGCTAATCTCAGCAGCTCCTTCATCATCAGCCTGAACGCTTACATTGGTAGGAAATGCAGTTCCGGAATAACTTACATCTCCAGTGGCTGGCGTTTCCTTTCCAAATGTATAAGTATCTGTGGCATGAGTTAGAGCGTCAGCCTCAACATCGCCTTGCCCAGCTGTATCTGCGGGATCCAGCCTGCATGTTACATCGATCGCCCAATTTGAACGGCCTCCAATAAATTCAGAATCCTCTCCTGAATCTTTGCTTGAAGTTTCGATCTCGTTACGATCATAATTAAGCGACTGAGAAACGATTTCTCCAATCACCGTTCCGTTTTTTTGTAGAACAATTTCACGTCCATTTAGCTTCATTTTTTTACCTCTTTATTTCTAGTTTTAATTCAATTCTGTTTACATAAGCGTCGATATCTTCTAAATAAGGTTCGGAATCCTCATCATAGAAATAAACATATCCTATATTAACCCCTTCATGTGTGCCTGAATAACCATCCAAACTGCTTCTTACTGCTGCAGATATTTGATCTGCCTCTAATTGTGTTCTGGAATAGATGTATAAGTCATAAAACACGAAATCTAATCCGGAAACAGAGTTCTTGGCATGAGTAGGATTAGTGGCATTCTTTCTAAAAGTGATTAGCGGAAAAGTGTTAGATTCTTTAACGGCTACCCTAGGAAAACACCTAGTTCCAATGAGTGCAGAAACAGCCGGCCGGCTTGTGATCATATTAAATATCGCAGCGTTCATATCTTTTCGAACTCCTTGTTTATATCATTTATAACCGCTTCCATAAGCTTTTCCTCATGCCGATCATAAGCCCTTCTTATAAAAGGTTTTGCTTCAACGGAACCTGTTGAAGCTCTACCCGTAATTATACCGGCTTTCTTAAGTTTTCTATACCTTTCTTCAGTACCATACTCAATTACAGAAGCTAGAGCGGGAGCAGAAAACCCGTTTAAATTCTCAGACTTATCTTTAACTACCCCGACCCTAACCCCGGTTCTTCCAAGATTCTTTTTCTTTGAAGTAGTGATACCTATATTTTTAACCAGGTTATCATTGTCAGCTGTTGGAGCATTTCTTTTCATCTCCGCCTCCATAGGCTTGGCATTCCTTCGCAGAGTCCTTGTAATGAACTTGCGGTCCATGCGATTGCCGAGCTCATCAAAGACCTTAAGACTTTTTCTGAACTCGGCTTTATTAAGTCCTATGGTTACAGCGTTCTTGCTCATTTTTTAGGCTTAACTGAATCTGGTTTGATCTCTTTCTTTGTTTTTGGATCATATTCTACAGCATATCCTCCGTTAATAAGCTCTGTTGCTTTCTTTTCCGAGACATTACAATAATGATCCTTTAAGAAAGGTTGACCTTTGGGTACCTTCTTAATTAATACGGTTACTATTTGGTTTGACATGACTTACTCCTTTGGTTTATTATTTTCCGTTTCCATCTAGATCTATATTAAATCCATGATGTTTTGCGACTTCTTCAATCGCGCTTAAAGTCTTAACACTCAATTTCGCCTCTTCCTCCGGAGTCAATCCCTTGCCTCCAGGAGAATTTTCGTGTCTCGCTTTCTTATATTCCTGAAGAAGATCTTTGATCTTGTCAACAGCCTTTTTGCTCAACCATCCTTTACGGATTATGTATCCTGAAAAAAGGACGAGCAGTATTACAACAGTAGTGATGATTACTGAGATAGGATCTCCAAATAGAGCTTCAAGAGAAAAGTTTTCAATAAATAAATACATTGGGTCTATGGTTTGTTTAGGGATGAGATCTAATTTAATTCCGGTATAAGCAGTTAGTGCAACTCCGCCAATTCCTCCGGCGACTTTCAATATCTTTTTCCAGTTATCATTTCTAAGCGAAAGCGTTCGTCCAAAAGGAGTATGCTTCCAAAAATTCTTTTTAGTTTTCTCCGGCACTTCTACTAAATCATCTTTAGTAATTGGACGTCCGGAATAATCTCCTAATTTGTAATCAGGAATGTCCTTTGTTGATATGTGATTCTGTTCACTCAATGGTGTTTAACTCCATAATTCTATGATCTTCAAGAATGTTCGTGATGTCAGTAACACAGCTTCTTATGATATTCTTTTCTTTGTGCGTTAATCCATTTCCGTCTCTGTAATTCAATACCAGATACAGAACACTTTCTTTTTCCGTTGAATAAGTCAGGTAATAAACAGTACTATGATCAATGCCTTCAGCTTTGTAAAGATCTCTCAAAATTCCTGAGTCCATATCTTCAACAAAAATTTGAAAAACATCCTTTTCTAGAATCTTGTTAATGATATTTATATAAGATTCATCAACTCGTTGCTTATGCCAGCGCTCGGTCATAGTTGGTAAGTCATCATTAGCTTCAAAAAGAACCGTGCTATAAACCGGAGAAAAAACACTTGGTATTTTCCCACCATCATGAGCTGCTAAAACCAAGGCTCTACTTACACTGGTTCGGGTAGTAATCTCGTTAAGCAACGTGAAAATTTTTTTTGAAGACTTAATAACCCCTTCGACAACTTCTAATTTTTCTTCTTTTCTGTCTTTGCGTACCGTTTTCCAATATTCCCACGCTTTGTCAAGCACATACTTAAGAGCCAACCCAAGCGTGGTAAATATTCCTGCGGATTCTAAAAGGGTTATATTTTTAATAAAATCAGCCATTCAGTTTTTAAAAAATGATTTCGATTCTTGCAAAGTTGCATATCTGTCAAACTGCATCATAAAACACAGCCTATTCGCTCTATCAGTGTACTTTCTATACCATGTTGAGTCTTTCATTTCATCAATGGCATTAACCAGATCATTCTCATAAAGGGCTTTGTGCATTTTTTTGAATCTCGATATTCCGCCCGGCCCTAGTTGATAACTCATATTGATCAAAACAGACTTTCTTACATCAGATAGGTTTTTGTAATAACCATATTTCGATTCTAAGAGCCGATCTCTTTCCTCAACTAAACATGTAAGCCACAAAACAGCCACTTTTCTCGGCATAGGTGTCGTCTGTAAATTGAAACCAAATCCTGCTGTCCATATACCTTTTGAATCCTGGTATGGAGTAAGAACCAATCCTTCATCAGTATTAAGTGTGTTCTCCGCTATCTGAAGGTGATTATCGTTTATGATTTCTAATTTTCCCATGTATGTTTTTTAAAAAGCCTCTTTTTTCAGAGGCTTTAATTCTTAACTAATCCCACGATTTGGAGGAGAGTTAATCAAACTCTTAAATCCCGGAAACGTTGATTGTTTAAACTCTTTGAAATTGATATCTGCCACCCTCGATCTTAAATAGGTTGTAAAGGTTTGGTGATCTTTTTCAAAGTGCGTTATGACCATAGGCGTGGTATTAATCGAGCCAACATCATTGACATACGCCAGTGGTTTAGCATCGTTAATAGTCACTTCTTGATCTGTAACCATCAATACATCTTCAGGATGTTCAACGGTTAGTTCGTAGGTATTTTGATCAGCTTCAATCATTGGTGAAGCTTGCGCCACAGCAACGAAACAAAACAACATCAAAGCGATTGAAAACAAATGTTTCATCTTTTCTCCTTTTTGGGTTTGGGTGTTAATTAATTACATCATTGATGCAATTCCGTTTTAATTTCTAAGAGTTCTCGAAATCCAATTTCTTTAATTGATACAATGTCAAAATCCTTGCCATCGTATCTGATCTGCATCTTCTCAGTTACATCTGTTCTAAAATATGTGATGAACGTTCTTCCAGTCTTATTAACCTCTATATCTTCACTTAGTCCTTCATTACCATTGTCATGAATAACTCTGGCATAAACAGAGGCCAAATTTGAATAAGTTGCGATTTGTTGACCTGTTGAATCCTGAGTAAAAGCAGGTGTCCTAATAATGATTTTTCTATTTAATTCGCCAACTCTAATCATCCGAATCTCCTTCCAGCTAAATGAGGAGCTGCAATCCTTCCCATAGAAGATTTTAACTCTACCAGGCTGAAGTTTGTCATTACCTGACCATTCTTAATAGTCCAGTAATCTGCAATTACATTCATCGCCCATAGCTTAATGTTTGCAGGAATATTTGAATGAGTTGCCCCATAACCAGCTACAAAAGTAATACGAAAAGGATGTTCTTCATCTTCATAGACATCGGGAACTGAATAATCAGAATCGAATTTGATAAACCCGGGCTCTTTTTTACTGTTTTCCTCATAATTAGAGGCATTTACAGTTTGCCAGTTTCCGGCCGTATCTCTGTACTCGAAAGTTGTTATTGATACTAAAGGTGGTCGAGGTATTTCTAGCTTATATTTAAAAACAGAGAAAGTAAAAACAAGTGTAGCCGTCAATAGTTGCCTTTTAAAGTAAAACTGCAACGGTGAATCAACTTGACTCTTATCCGCTAATGCTGATATAAGAAAAGCAAGCTCTGTATCATGATCAGTAATATCACCTAATCGAAGATGTGTCTTCAATTGAGTGAGATCAATTGCTTCATTTTCAGGAGCACCGTCTGTATCAAAATAGAGAGGCATGACTAGCTACACTTATTAATTATTTCTTTGTTTTAGGCTCGGAATCTTCTTCAGATTCATCTTCTTCCTCTTCAAGAGGCTCTTCGCCTCTATCAAAGTAAGCAGTCAACTCTTCGTTGATCTTGGATCCAATACCCTTTACAGAGGTGAAATCCCCTATGGCTTCCACATCCTCAAGACTGTCGATCCCATTAGCGAGTAACACCTCTCTTCCTGGAATATCTTCCGGAAGTGTAGATTCTGCTTTGCGTGCTACTCCGGAATTAATAAACTCTTTAGCTAAAGATTCCGGGACATCTTCAACCTGATTAGCATGATATCCATAACCCTTTGGGGCTTTTAGGAAATACAGCTTTTTATATTTCTCTTTTTTTGACATAACACATTAGTTTTAGTTAGAAATAAAGCCCCTGATTAAAACTCAGGGGCTAATTGATTAATTAGGATACATCGATCTCTTTAGAAACCGAGAATGCTTCTGCTTGAGCAAGAGCATCATCCATAAATGTCCAGGCACTAACTCTTATTTGCCCTGTAGTGTCAAGAGAGTAAGGGTTAACCAAAAGGTCTAAACCACCCCACTGACCAATATAAAGAGCTGCCCAATTCGCAAAGATTGCGGCATGAAGGTTCGTTCCAGAACCCTTTGTAAGATTTGATGGAACAAGACTACTTGCTACAACATCATATCCATTCATTCTACCATTATCATCCAGTAAAAATTTACCAGTATTAGTGGCTCTTTCTACTGTTTTAGCGTGACCTCTAACCCCTGGGGTTGTCAACCATTTTAATGAAGGCTCATTCTCCATTGCTGCATCAGCTTCAAGAACAGCGGTTTCAAACTCTACAACTTTTGCCCATGTAAGAGCTCCTCCATCAGTTCCAATAACAACTGCATTAGTGCCGCTTGCAGCGTTAATGTCAGTGATAATTGTAGAGTGCATCACTTTTGAAATCTTGTACGCTAAATGATTTCTGATCCACTGCTCAACAGCATAAGAGCCTTGATTAAAAAGCTTACGTGAAGCAACAAGGAATCCTGGGATTCTTTGCGGAGATAGTGTAACCTCAGCCAAGGTTGGGTCTACCTCATCAGCTGTAGCAACTTCCGTTTTTATCGCTGGATCTGTTCCCTCAACGGCCTTAGGGAATGACACATCACCTGTTAAATCAGTGAACCAAGTTGCGCCAAGTTCGGTAAATGGAAGCTTAGCTTTAAGGATGTCGATAAAAGACCCCTTTGTAGTTTCTACCGCCAAACCACCTTTATCTCCTCCAGAACCACCATCAACGCTTAATGCGTTTTTGATTGGAGCTCCAAGCACACTCTGAGGGATGGCTAAGTTTCCTTCTAACTTATACCCACCATCCTTAGAGTCTTTAATAGCCTCTTGGTGCATCTCTTTTTCAAACCCTGATAATCCCTCTCCATTTACCATAGAAGAAATAGCTTTAGCAAAAGAATAGTTCTTAAGCTCATTAGCTTCTGGATTAGGGTTGAAGTTTTCGTGAGCAATTGGCTCATACGAATTCACATCTGATTGATCAGCTAACTGATCGGTCAGGTTTGTGATGATCTCATCCTGATTTTTGATATCGGTTTTGATCGTTCCAATTTCTTGGTTCTTAGCATCGATAGCTGTTTGATCAACCGTCTCTGCATTTACTAACGCTTCCAATTCTTTAATTTTGGAGGCGCGGTCATTAACGAGCTCGGACTTTCTCTTTCGAGCATTTCCCAGCTTTTCGTTAAGTGCTTTGATTTTATCCATGATTATACCTCATGTTGATGTTTTAATAATTCAAAACGGTTTTGCGCCTCTGAAGCGGAATCCGTTCGTTTGTTTTGAGCTTCTTTATCGGATTCATCACTTATAGTGTTGATCCAGTTTCTAAATTCCATTGAGCTATCAAAGCCCTGAATTGCCATATTTCGAACATTGTTTTTCATGTTTTCAATCTCATCTGCATCCATCCTATCTACACTAATATCATTCTCATCTGCAGGGTCGAAAACCTCATCAACAAGACCAAGCTGTAAAGCCTCTTCAGCTGATACCCAACGGCCATAACCCTCTCCCTCATCCATTAGGTCGGCTACTTCCTGATCATTCATCATTGAATTTTTTGCATACATCTTGATAAGCTGATTATCAATGGTCTGGCCGTTCTCCATTAAAGACTTAAAAGTATTTTGATTGTAATATCCACAAAGCCCGAACATACACCTGTGGATGAGTAAGAACGCATCTTCACTTATCCTTCTGGTTGCACCAGCCTGACCTATTACCGTTGCAGCAGATGCTGAAAAGCCCATTATATTTGTTACAACTTCAGCCTTTTTCTGTTGTAGAAGATTTTTGATAACCAATCCGTCATTAAGGTCTCCTCCTCCGGAATTGATATTCACTATTATTTTAGTAGCGGTTATCCTTCTTAACTGATCTTTTAAGTTTTCAACCGTATTTTCAGAAGGCTTCCCAGTAATCCATTCCATTAACCAGTCTTTGCCTATATATCCGTCAATATCAATAACAGCAGTTTGCCCCTTATCCTGAAGATGGAAGTTCAATGGTTGTAGTAAATTCGTTTTCATGCCGCCACGTAATCTTGTTTGTTCATATTGTCTGGCTTAAATAACTCAGATTCGTTTTTCTCTCCCAGATCTTCCAGATCTCTGATCTCTCCCGGGCTCATAAATCCAGGGGCGTTCTTGCCTAATGCAATACTATAAGCCTCATATCTGTCTTTAAGAGATGCCCTCATAAGACCATCTACATTGTACTTTATGAAGTATTCATTCTGCTCATCCTCCTTCAAAAGCTTAGAGCAAAATTCATGTTCAATATTGATGGTTCTTGGTAATATGCCGTCCTGCACATACTCAATACCCTGTTGTTCTATATTCGTCATGGTTGCTTTATCAAGGTCCATAAGCTTATGTAACGGAACCCCCAGAAGACGGGCTATATCAGCAACCCCAAACTTTCTAGTCTCAATTATTTTAGCCGTTTCTAGATTAAGCTCAAACTGCTTAAAAGCCCATCCGGGCTCTAGAAACATAACTTCATGCCAGCTGTCAGGACCATTCTGATATATTTTTCTAAATGATTCTCGAACAGCTTTCATATAGCTATCAGCCTCTTCATCAGTAGATCCCATTAGCCCCTTATGCTCTTCAGGCATTGTGATAACTCCACCGGCATGCAATCCTTTTCCAAATGCTGAACTCTGCATTTTTTCCGCCGCTAAGCCTAACCCTAAGGTCTGGCTTGCATACTTAATAGGATTAATTCCCTTCACGCCATCAAGAGTCATTCCATAGACATGCAGAATCTCATTGTTTGTATAAAGTCTTTTGGCCCCATCTATTTTAAATACTTTTCTGTTCTTCTGGATCTTTGGCTCTACCATAAATGGAGCAATAGGAATGAGGCTTACAGGCTCATAAAAAGAATTTCTATTAATATAAGCGTAGAAGTTCCCTCTCATTATCAAATTTACTACCAAGTAGTAATGAAACTGGTAGGAATTCTGATACAGGTTTGGTCTTCTGGAAATCAGTTGATGAAGGGAATGATCTCTTGCTACTTCTTTTCCCCGGGTACTGGTTCGGCGATATAGATGTTTGGGCTGTGTAGCTATATGACCGGCTAGGAGATCAACTCCTCTTTGGTAAGCCATACAAGCAAGCGCGGTCTTTTCCGAGACTCTAATTCCGCTGTCATTGGAGATACCCCAATTGTTCAGAAGCCATTGTTTCGGATTCTTAAGATCGCTGTTGTCGACATTCTTAATGCCTTTTGCAGTAGATATGATATTCTGTAAGCTTCCCATTGCATACAGAATAAATAATCACTTGACCAATCGTTATGTAACCAAGTTACGTTTTTTGATTATTCTTAATTCTCTTGTATCTGGACACTCGGTAAGATTCATAATTACTGTATTTATTAGCTCCAAATACACTTTTGTGTTCTTTTTCAACTTCAAAATAAGCCTCTTCATAAGTATCACTCTCTCTTGTTTTTTCGATAAATCGTTTGTCAAATTCTTTTGGATCGTGTAATCTTACCCGCTCCTGATACTCTGAAGCTACCATACTTTTGGGACCCTCCTTGAAGTGTTTAGAGGCAAAGGTGATTCAATCTCTAATGCGAATAGGTTAATTATAGCTACCGCTGGATCTATCTTATTGTCTCGGTGCTCTTTTCTTGGAAAGACATTTTCATTAGGGTCCTCTTTGGCAACCACGTTACCAATTGCCCATGTTAGTACAGGATCTCCATTGTGAGCAATACGTTTTTCTGAAATTAATGCATCTAATGTCTTCATAGGGTCCGAAAGCATCTTAGTAGTCTGTTTAACTAATAAAACTTTCATTCTCATGTTCTCTACATCAGATGCCAAGTGTGAAGCGTTCCACTCATCAAAGGCAACGGCTTGAATATTGAATAATTTATTCCAAGTCTTTAGCTCTTCTTTGATTGCATCATAATCGGTAACAATACCATTAGTTAAGTAAAAGTAACCCTGTTCAGACCAGGCATTGTAAGAGGCTCTTTTCCCCACTTGCTTTTCTGACACCACATCAGAAGGAAGAAAATTGATACCAAAGACAGCATACTTATTTTTTTTATCTTTGGTTTGTCCGTTCAGAAAGAGAGCATACATTGGGGCTATATCTTTCTTTGATGCAAGATCTATAAATACATAGCAGGGTTTATTCGCAAACTTATCTTTCCAGCTTTTTAGAGATTTATTTTCGCACTTATTCCAATCTTCAACGCTGAAATACCTATCCATTGAGCTAATCCATAACCCCAAATGCTTAGTTAGAAATGAATTAAGCTTTCTCTGTGATTCTCTACAGCCAGGCATTTGCTCTTGAAAATATTCTTCAAATACAGAAACATTAAAATTAGGGTTTGCCTTTCTCCATATCTTTGGGTCAGACCAATACTCCTTTTTATACTTATCTTCATCATCAATTGTATAAATGATTCCGAACGTTGTTTCATCCTCAACTGAACCATTTAATATTTTAATAAGAAACTGCCTTCTTTCGTATCCCAAACTACTCATATCAGCGCCGGCAGTGGTGATATTCATAACCATCGGATTAGGCCGACCTGCTGTTCCGTCTTTCATGATATCGTACATTTCAAAGTCTGTCCAGTCCTTGGTTTCATCGTGAATGCTAAGGTGAACATTCAATCCATCAGTACTTTCTGGCTTTGAGGAAAGCGGTTCGAAATAAGAGTCATTAGCCTCACAATACACCCCCATCATTGCTATCCCTTCTTTTACTCTATACTGCTCCAAAAGATTTGGATTGTTCTTTACAATAGAAGCCGCTGCAGCATAAGAAAGCTTCATTGCGTGGGTTCTGTTCTTTGCTAATCCATAGATCTCAGCACCGGGCTCATTGTCATAATCCAGAGCATATAACCCTTGAGCAGCAAGAAGGAAAGACTTTCCGTTCTTTTTATTCACCTCAATTATTCCCTCTCTAAACCTCCGGATAGGATTACCCTTCAGGCGCTCTTTCTTCATCCATCCATAAATAGAACCCCATACAAATTTTTGCCAGGGCTCTAGCTTCAATGGTTCTCCAGCACTCAATCCTTTATAGTGAAAGACAAAAGTCTCACAGAACTGAAAGAAGTGTAAAGCTGCTTTTGGTTCAAAATAATATGGATAGTTCTTTTTCTTAGAATTTTTAAGATCCTTGTAGTGTCGATCTACAGCCTGGCGCACATATAAACATGCTGGAATATTACCAGCCTTTACCTGCTCGCAATACTGATCAATTTCTTTTATTCCGGTTTTAGCCAAGGACATCTAAAACCCCTTCTTTTTTAAATTACCATATTGCTTAGGCTCGGCTTTCTTGCTTTGAAACTTATTTGAAGAAACGGTTAAGCCATAATCAGCCCTTAAGCTTCTTGCATGAGATATTAATTTATCATAGTGAGAGGCGTATCCATTACGCTGAATGCCATTATCGTAAATATTAACCGCTCCCATTTTGCTCATGTTTTCCCTACACTCTTCAATCTCATCCTCCAGCCTGCAGAGATCAGCAATCCCATAAAGATACACCTGATATAGACGTCCCTCATCAATTAGGTATTGGCAATAGATTCTCCAGGATAATCCCCCCTTTTCACCAAGTTTAACCGGGCAAACAGGAACCTCCTCCAATGGAAGATTTCCGCTATTTATTACAACTTTTTTTTGAGCATCCACTAAGCCTTGATGCTGTTTGCAGTAACCGTCTTTCAAAGATGACCTGGTACACTGCGAACCCTTAGCAGTAATAGCCTGACAGCGGTTTGAGTCCGCTCCTTTTTTAATCAGTTTCACCAGACCCACCCCCTAGTACAAATCCGTTTGAGAAAAAAAAATCACTAGGGGGCGATTTCCGATATATTGGATAAAACCTCAAGACTCCCCCCCCTTAAGTTCTCTCCTAATAAACTCCCCTGACAGCAAAGCAACCAACATACTCAATGAAGCCAGTCCAATGAGTAAGAGCGAAGAATACCAATGGCTTTGCGATGAAAGCAGTGCGCTTATCATGAAATAAATAGAGCAAATGATACAACAGCATTGAAGAAGCCAAGCAAGCAATGATGGCGCTACGTTACCTAACACCATTAGATATTTTGATAGACTCTCTGATAACTGAATGGCTTTACTTTTTAACTTTTGAATCATTATGGTCTGGAATATGGTTTTTTATCTTCCTTTGCTCGTTTCTTGTTATGGCTTTCATCGCAAAGCCATTGGAGATTTTCTTCATCATAAACCGCGCCTCCTTTTTCTATTGGCTTGATATGATCTAAGACTCTACCAGGGTGCATAATCCCCTGTTCTAAATGCTCTTTGCAAAGTGGATTATCAGACTTAAGAAATGATTGATAATCTTCTAATGGTATGTTCTGATTCTTTTCATAAAGCTCATGAGCTATCTTTTCATCTATTATCCTTTGGGCCTTCTTAACAGAATCTCTCCATTTCCTATATTTCCTATGTGCATAGAAATTCTTCGGATCCTCAGATGATTCACCAACTATAGAGCCGGAAGGCTTTGATTTCTTTAGGTACTCAGGCATATGATTTAAACATTCTTTGGTTTTGGTATGCCAAGTGAAGGGTTCTCCTGCATGGGTACGGCATCAGGAAACTCCCTGCGATCAACCTTTTGCCCTTCCTTATTTATACCAGCATAACCCGATTTAGTTAACTTCAGAGAATCTTCTAAAGCTTTAATTTTAATCCTAGCGATCCGATCAATCTCAGCTGCTATTAAAGCGCCGGCTTTGCTTAGTTCTTTAATTCTGTCTTCAGGAGTGGGTTTGAAACTATCCCAATCAAAAGGCCATCTTGTATGCCTTAAAACGGTTACTTTTCTTGGAACTTCATTCCCATCTACCATTTCAGGTAATTGAGTAGATAGATTGCATGATGCTGCATAAGCCGCTGCGGCTTCAGCTAACTCTCCATCTGTATGTAGATCATCGAGTTCTGCTGTCCAACCTTCCTGTTCAATTTGTCTTTTTCTTTCTTCATTTATTAATTGTATTCCTGTCATTTTGATAAATAATTAAGTATTAAAATTTCATGCTCATTGTTTCTATTTATGTAAGCAAAGACTTCTGTTTTATTAACAACTTTATTTACAACCATTTTTCTATCAAATCTTTCTTTGTACCACTCTGCATATTCATTTTCTAAAGTCCAGCTTATTCCTTGATCTTCTATTGAGTTACAGGCTCTATAAATTTTTATTTGATCGGGTAGTTGTTCTAAATATTTATGTTCTTCTGGTGTGCTGAAGAAATGTCTGTGTTTGCGCATGGATCTAAATAGTGATTTAAAGGTTTCTACATTATCTAAACCCCCAGAGAGTATCCAAACCGTTCTAAGCATTTCCCAATATCTGTAATCTGATAATTTCGAATTGTGCCTTAAAAAAACATCTAAAACCTTTGCTCTATCATTCTCAATATCCCACGCCCGAATCAACTGTTCTGCTAATTTAGCATCTCTTTTAAGAACCTTTCTAGGAATCTTTGGATATCTTCTAGTCATTTCTACATGAATATTATTACTCATAATTAAAACAGGCTTATCTGATCTTCATCTTTGGGCTCCATATCATACAAACTGCTCACCGTGGCTTGTATGGTTTTGTGCCAATCACTACCGAACTTATCCGCTATTTCGTAATAGTCGGTGTAGCTTGGTTTTCTGATCTTAAACTTCCATTCTTGGGTTTTGCTTTTGAAAGATGCATCAAAGTGGAGGATCTGATGATACACTAAGAGCTCTCTAGTTTTTGTGTCCAGCATATCCCACATTTCACCAGATACTTTTACAATGAAATTATTCCCGGAATAGAATGTTAACAGATCGGGGCTCTTTATAGCCTGCGCCGCTTTCTTCTTTGAGATATTTGGATAGACAAGAAAGTAGCCTATTTCAGCAGGTCCTAAATCAATATTGTATTTCTCAATAACTATCTTCCCTACTGCCTCAAGCTCAGGTGATTCCATGTATTGTTTACCCGTTTCAGCGGTTGCCTCAATTGGTTGTAATATATCGTTGTTCATATTTTTATGATTTAATTCCTATTCTTTTCGAGTTCTTCTTTCACAGTAGGCGAATCGGAAAGAATTACATCGTTCCACTCATTGCTACTTAGTATGTTTGGTTGGTTATCACTTGCGGCGAACATTAAAACCGCTGTTACATACCCAAATATCCCACAACCAATTCCTGTAATTAATATCCAATACCAAGCTATCATTCTTTTCTCCTTTAATGGTTATGCTGCAATCTTTTGTTTGATTTCTCTTTCAACTTCGTAATACAGAGCTTCCATCATGGCTTTGACAATTTTTGGAGTTACTGCATTACCTATAAATTTCTTCTGATCGGTTTTGGTACCGGCTAAGTAATATTCTTTTCCAAATCCTTGGATCTGCTTTAGCTCAGAAACCTTTAGCATTCTTGTAGTGATGTCTGCTATGCCGTAATGCCAACAAAAGGCTTTAATCTTCCGCATTGTCTCAGAATCACCTGGTTTAATCTTTGGAGTATGCTTTCCGTAGTTCACCTGATTCAAGTATGGAGGAGCTTTGTCCATCCGGGCAATGAGGGTAAAACATGGATCATTTACTGAGCCACCTTTGGAGCTGTACTGCGGGTTCATTAAGTGAGCAGCTTTTACGGATACTAATCCTAATCTATTCTGAGTTGCTACAGTAGGGCAAGGATCATCTACCGATGGAGGGATATGCTTTCCTTTCTTACTGTTTGAGTTATACTTTAAAATCCAGCTGCTTAAATGCTGAACTTGTACAAGCTGTTGTTTTGGGTTCGATAACAAGCTACCTGAAGGAACATTAATTGATTCATGGTTTAATGGTCCTGAATATTGTTTGTCCACAAATGCAGATCGTACTACTGCATAGTGGTCTTTGGTTGGGATAGATCCTGCTGGTGTATTAACGGATTGATGATTGTGAACTCCGGAAAAACCTTTATCTAAGAAAGCTCCCTGAACTAATCCGAAACCGTCTTTAGTACGAACTGTGCCGGCAGGATGATTTACTGATTCTACATTAGAACCGTTCCCATAGTATTTGTAGTTAAATGCACACCTGACAATTCCTTGATTGCCAGATGTTGCTATTGTATGCCCCGGTTGATTTACATCATAGACTTTCCCCTTCGGGCGACCGGAATAGTATTTCTGAATAAACACTCCTTCACCAGTTGCTACATACTTTTCCAGACCGGCATAGATCCTTTTAAGCGTGGCTTCTACTAATGGTTTTTTTCGAGTGAAAATACTTTTGCCTTCATCTTCAAAGTCCAATACTTCACGAACGGGTTTCCAAGGTTTTAAGGTTTCAAATAATCCGTTCTCTTGAGGATTCTCTGCATGGGTTGGGGATGGCCATTCAATCCCGTACTTCCCATTACTGAAAATACCGAACAGTCTTTTTCTTTTGGTGTATTCTCCGAAATCTGCTGAGTTTAGAATTGTTTTGTCGTACCTGTAACCGTTGGAACAAATCTTTTTTACCCACTTTAGATAGTCTTCTCCTTTTTTCATGGATACCGGACGACCGTTTTCATCGAGCGGACCCCATGCCATAAATTCTACCACATTCTCGAAGTAAAAATAATCCGGATTAATTTGATCGATATAATCATACATCGCTTCTGGTAGCGTTCGGCTGTCTGCATCTCTAGGCATACCTCCTTTGGCTTTGGAATAGTTGGTGCATTCCATTGAAGCCCACAGCACTGTAATGACTTCGTAATTATTCTGGTACTTTTCTTTATAAAATTCTGTTAGACGATCTATTTGATGGATTACTTTTTCTGAACGGATATCTTCATTGAAGTGCAATGTGTTTTTATGATTGACTTCATGGCTTTGAATTGCCACAGGATCATGGTTTACACAGGCTATTACTTTGACCGGGCAGTTGAGTCCAATCCTTGCACGTACCGCTCCGGCTGTTACGCCTCCGGCTCCACAAAAGCAGTCTATAAAAAGGATGAGTGGTTTTTTCATTGAGTGAATAGTGTTGGTTCTTTTTGAGCGGTCATTGCTGCAGGGTTGAGCCAAAGTATTTCGGTTCGTTTTTTGGCTCCATCCGCTAATGCACTTCGAGAAATCTTTTTCCATTCTGGGAGCATATCATTATAAATTTCATTGTCATAACCGGAAAGAATTACATAGCCTTTTACTGTTTTAATGAATTCGCATAATTCTATATGCTGATCATCTGTCATTTCGTGATGATATTCTTTGGTTTTCTGGCCCTGGTATCTTGTATCTTTTACATACGGAGGATCTAAATAATACAAAGTGTTTTCAGAATCATGTTGCTCTATCACTTCGAGAGCATCTTTCGATTCAATTACTACTCCACGCAATCGTTCAATGATTGCATCTAACGCATCCGGATAATTTTTCCAATCCATTGAAGGCGGGCTTCCTGAACGTGAATTTTTTGCTCTGAAACCAGTTGAAGGTTTGAAACCATAATCCCCGGAATAATTACCCTTAGTTCTGAAACCAACCGAACTTTTACCATAAGTGGTTTTTGTTGCTGCTCCCGATCCAAAACCCATAAACGCCCGAACAACAGTTCTACGAGCTTGTTCTAAGTCATTTTCTGAGTAACAGTAACTAAGCTCAAATTCCTCTCTCGAAAATGGAGTATAATAGAGCAGCTCTTTTAATTCTTTGCCCTGGTCTCGCATTACTCTAAATAAATTCACAATATCCGCGTCCAATTCATTATATACTTCGGCATACACTCTTTTCTTTTGTAGCAAAACAGAAGCAGCTCCGCCATAGGGTTCTACATAAACGGTATGATCAGGAAAGTGGGAAATGATCCACGGACCTAACATCCATTTACCTCCGTGGTAACGGAGTATTGGGCGGTTGATATTTGATTTAGTATCTATCAACCCTCGCTCTTCTTAAATCTGATATACAATGGCCGTACTTTACCTTCCTGCAGCGAAAATATCTCTAGCTTATCTGCAACCTTTGGATAGGCTTTAATTATCCTTTTCTTAAATCTTGAAGCGGCTGAAGATGAAGTCAATTCAACCCTCAGCATTTCATCAGGTTTTAAATCACCGACTTTTTCAATCACTTCTTCATACATTTTGTAATACTCGTAGGTAGATTTTCCATAGGGGTGTGCGTGGTCTCTATCCACCGTTTCAATGTTGATACTCATTTCTTCTCCATTTTTACTTGTTTGTTTTCTACATCAATTATTTTTGAAGTCACTTCCATCCAGGAATCATCACACAAGTCCACATCATCACCATCATGGGTGTATACATCCAGTAGGTTATGATCAATAACACCATGCTTTATAAAAGGCTCGTAATCACAGATCAGGGTAGTTTCTATTCCATACACCGGAGTAGTTAGCACTAAGGTTTTTTTACTCCGTGTAAGTAGTGTGGCATTACTTTTACTCATAATTGAATTTTTTCTTGCGCCGGAACCATTATTTCCAGCAATAGTTCAAGTGATCTTTTCGCATTGTTTAAAGCACCGTATTGCTTATTGGCTTTTTGTCGGGTTAGCTTCCCGTCTCTGATTAACCGGTCATAGACTGATTTTCTGGTAGTAAGCTCCCGTTCAATCTCACGGATCTGTTGCCGGATTGAGAATGTGCAGTTCTTTGGCGTGTAATCAGGTTTAGACTTAGCCATTCATTACCTCCTTGTCTTTGAGTAGCCAGACTGTTTCTCCGGTGGTTGGATGTGTACTCTTTTGAAAATCATCCGTAGACAACGTTGGATGAGAAGTTACCTCATGAATCATCTGCTGGTAGGTGTAGTAGACCTCTTTACCCTGTTCATGCTTCAAAGCCTCTAACACCACCTGCTTTTCTTTCAGCCACGTTCTTTGGCTTAGATAGTTGTTTGGATGTTTTCTGAATTTAGGATTTGGCTCAAACTGCTTATAGGCATCGAGGAAGCCTATAGCCTCAGTGCGTTCCTCATCAGAAAGATGTTTCCACTCACTAAAAGATTCTTCTTCGTTTAAGGGTTTTTCATATTTGCTAAAGAACAAATCAAAACTATCCTTCAAAGAAAAATGCGAGGGCTCTTCTTTCTCTCCCTCTTTCTTTTTATTAGTATTCTTTATTTGTGTAAACTCTTTCTTTATATAGGGTGCGGTTTTAGCACTTTGCGGTTTTAGCACTTTGCTATTTCCGCACTTTGCTATTTCCGCACTTTGGGTTTTTGGAGCGTCTATGCGGTTAGGGTTCTCCGGGTCATCTGCGATCTCTACTTTTGATAATCCTTTGTAAAGGAGATGATAATCCATCGTTCCGTCCGCATTTTTGGTGCGCTCTAACAATCCAATATCTTCTAACTCTTGCAAGCCGGTCATGATAGATCTCTTGCCATCAGAGAAATCATTCTTTATCCGGTTAGCACTGAATTTCCATCCATTCGGCTTGGAGTACAGGTAGGCATATAATCCCTTTGCCTTTGCTGAGATATCCGGATTATTAAGAATATCGTTAGCTACCTGCGTGAATGGGATATGTTGCTTAGTGAATTTCAATCAACAACTCCAAATAGCTCTTCAATGAATATGTTGGCTAATCGGGAAATGGTTTTCTTTCCGTAATATCCCTTCCACCTTCTTGTGTACTCAATTCCATCTTTAACCGCTATTAAAATTGTAAATCGTCTTTCAGTATCTGAAACTCTTGATTTCACATGGTTAGCGTGGAATCTTATCGTGGCTTTGTCATTAACAAATGTCCCAGATCTGTGGTGTTTAACAGCTTTAGGATATGTCTTAGTGAATGAGGAGGTAACTATTAAACCTTTACATGGCTTAGTTTCTCTATTCTCAAAATCATCAAGTTTGGCGTTTTTCACTGAGTTACCTCGCTTGATAATGAATCCAGAGAGATTTCACTCATTACAGTAACTGTACTTTCCGGATACTCATGGAGTTCTACATCATACATGAAAGGCATAACTAGACATATTATTCCACCTCCATATATCTGTACTCTCTGTCTTGAATTAGTAGTAATTACCTTAACAGTTTCACAACCGATAAACTTAAATACATCATAGATTGGTTTTAGCAGATAGGACTTTACATAAACGGAGTCTATTTTAACAAGCTGATCTGTCGAAATAGTCTCTCCTATTTTTTTATCAGTGACTGTTGTTCCTTCCCCATTACATTCATCACACTCAGATTCTTCCGATTGCTCTTCACAAAATTGACAATTACACCAATGACCCGATTCTACGAAACCTGATCCGTGGCATACTTTGCATTCGGTTTGTTCAAATACATCTAGCATCTCGATTAGACCAACATCTAACAATTTATCAAGAGGTATTTCTTTCCCTTCTATTGAAGAGTAAATAAGATCAGAGAAGCTTGGGTACGCTGCAGTATATTCTGTTAGTATCTGCTCAGGTGTTTTAGCATGTTTTTTACATACAGGAAACATGTCTGCATCTAGGATTATTAAACTAAATCCGGTTGTAGCTTCAATTTTTCCATCCCTGAAAACCAACTCTTTAAAAAAGGGTCTAAAATCGAGATCATCTTCAGTAAAGGCTTTTACTAATTCAATTAGCTTTTTAGGTTCTTTCACTTTACCGGCCTCCAGTACTTTCCTCCATTAATCAATCGAAAAGCAGCTTCAGCAATAAGAGCTGTGAACTTATCGTGTTTATTCAGCTTTGGTATTAATTTGTTGATTAACAAATGACCGTATACCTCCAAAGACTTCAAATACTCTTCATACAGAAGTTTTGTAAAAGCAGTTTTGATTTGATCTAAACCTGCAGGATCGAACAGAAACTCATATTTATGCGAACTGTATATAATGTCACAATAGATCTTGCTATTAGTAAATGTTTTAATTGTCTCTAAATACTCATCGTATTCATTGATTTCGTTTTTGTGACTTTCATTTCGGTGTTCCTTAACGAATGCGTTCATAGCTCCAAACTCCGTTTTTTTTAGTGATTGCATAAAAGATCATGTAAGGGAAAAGAGAAGCCGCAACTTTTATCTTTACTCTAGCATCATCCTCCCAATGGCCTTTTACTTCATGTACTTCAAGATGTAGCTCCGAATTTTGAACAATGAAATCCGGGGTATAAAATGTTTTGTAATTAGCTAATCGAAACTTGAGAGCTTCATATTGATACATGATGATCTCTCCTCTGAGTTTTTTCGACTCTAAGTGATTCGCATAGGCTTGTTCCCACTTGTTCATGGTTCTGCCTGCAGGAGAAGCCGCTCTTGCTAAAAATCCTTTGGAAGGAGGTTTTTCTTGTTCCTTGATCTGGTCTTGTACCCTCTTGGGTAAATCTTGTATCCTAACCCCCATTTTTTACCCTCCTCAGCTTATATTCTTTCATGGCATTCTCTGTCCATTCAATCGCCCATACAGCATGTTGCCAGGCAATAACCCTTTCTTTCCAGGCTCGGTATTCCACCCAATAATTGATCCACTCATTCACATATCCTTTACTGAAAGTCGGAGGGGAATGCTGATTCTTGATAAACTCGGTCATTTGTTGCCTCTGAACCGAAGTAAATCGTTCTAAAGCTGCTTTCTCAGCAATAGGCATAGGTTTGGTTGGTCGCTCAAATTCCTTGCCTCTTGGTACCGGTTTATAGTTATCCGGTTTAGGTGGACATGCCATCATTAACTTAGTTCTTAATCTGGAGTCGGGAGTACTCATTTGCGCTGCAACCTTTTTTCAAGTTCTGATTTGATGTAGATATTATCATATCCTTTCAATCGACCGGTTTTTTCAATCAGCTTTAGAGAAAGAGCTTTTTTTAAAACTTTTGTAGAAAAAGACTCAGAATAAGAACCAGATAAAGTTTTTCTGGATTTGCTCATAGCCTCAAAGAATTGATCACCCGTAAATTCATTAGGAAGAGTTCTTATTATTTTCCTTATACCTTTTAGTGATATGCTGTGATTCTTTGGTGCTTGGTCTCCAAAGGATCTTTCAAAAGGATGTCGGTCAATATCCATTCTTCTTACCCTCCCAGATTTTCATAGCTCTGTCTAAATCGCTTTTTTTAGCTCTGTTGTTATGAAAAGTGATACACCCATCATTCTGCATTCTCCAAAGTGTAGTCGGGCTTACACCTAAATATTTAGCAGCCTCTCCTTTTTTTAGCCAACAATCTCTAATGATCAGGCGGAGCTTGTTTAGTTCTTTTTCTTTACGATCCAGCTCTTCTTCATATAGTTTCAGTGCCGCACTTGCCAAGTGATTTGCCTTATCTTTGATATTTATTGTTGAACCGGTAGCCATTACAACTGGTATCCCTCTTTTTCGTAGTTGTTGACTTCGGTTTTCATCTGCTCCATTACTTCTTTGTACTTTCGGCGATCATTCGATTGCTTGGCTACGGAAAGCGCCGCCATGATCTGAACCATTTTTGCATGATTATCTTCTAAAGAGCCGTCTGCAAATCCTTCACACGTAGCCCAAAGCGTAACAGAAGATCCTTTCAATAATTCGAGAAGAGCATTATCCTGATAGTTGTCGTTGATGTAGCGAGAAAGAATGACAAGGTTTTCAACCGGAAGGAATCGATCAGAGTTTAATTGCCGATACTTCTCCATCATGCTTTTAGGAACCATTGCCCAATCAGCCACATCCTCCACACCATACGCTTCACACAGTTGCCACAAGGCGTTCTTAACCTGCTTACTTATCGATTCCAGTATTTTGTCTGAATTTGGACTCATAGAAGGATAGGATTAAGCTTTAGCCGGTTGTAGGTTACGCTCAGCGATAATGGAATGGAGCGCTTCTTCAAGTTGAGACATGCGCTCGTGACTCATGACGTTAACACGCATGTTGTTGATCACCGAATCGTACGGAAGCCCGGAAGCATCTATGACTTCTTTGTACTTAATTCGGTTATATCCACACACAGCCCTCCAGTCTTTTATCCGTTCGGCTATTGTTTGATGGTTCGACATTGGTTATAATTTTATTCAATCATTGGTTTTCAAATTATACTAAATATTTGCGCAAGATGTCAAGCTCGATGAGTAAAATATTTACAGATTACGCAAGCGCCTTGTCTTATGCGCTTGAATTAAAGAGAGTTACACAAAGAAATTTAGCGGAAAAGGTGGGTAAACATGAAAGCCAAGTAAGCCGATGGATAAATGATTCTGTGACACCTTATCGTAAAACGCAAAAAGACATAGAGTCTGCTTTACATCTTAGAATAATACAAGACTCGGAGGGCTGGAAAGTAATTGAAGACAAAGACGCTCAAAAAGCTATTGATTCTGTAGATCAAGTAAGAGAGCAAGTAATTCATTATAAAGACAAAGAGCCAACATTGGATGATCTTCCTGAATTAGTTCGATTGAAGAAATTGCTAGAAGAAAAGATCGATAAATTGATAAAGTAGCCTGCATAAAAGAATCTCCATAAAATTAACACATATAATGTACATATTATCCCTGTCAATAATTGTCACCCCCTTAAAACAATAATTATCAATATTCAATAATGTTCCTTTGTGATGGAAAATATTCTAATTTTTACATTTTTATAGTAACATCTCAAAGCAATACGTTTGAAAATGAAATAATTAAGTATGCCTAGTCTTATTAAAAGATCTACCGGGTTGTATCATATCTACTGGTTCAATGCGAACCAAACCCCAAAGCAAATATCAGAGAGTTTAAAAACAAGATCTAAAACAGAAGCCGAGCGCCGGATGGCCAGACTCGTTACTCAATACTACGAAGGTGATCACAACCCCTGGAAGGAAAAATGGTACGAAAAGAATGAACGCAAGAGAAAAAAAAGCATACTGATCTATTCAGAAACGCTGCTTTTGAAAATTGAAGAATACATTCAAATTAAGTCAGATCCGGATGTAGGAGTGTGGAGTGAAGAGACGGCCAGAACTACCTCTTACCGATTACGATTTTATGCTAAAATGCTAGGAGAGGAATTACCGGTTAGCTCTTTTGATTCAGACACAATCCACAGAGTCGTTGGTTCACATGTTGACAACCCACACACTAAAGAAAGTGATATCCGAAAATTGAAGGCGTTCTTCTTATGGGCTACTGATGGAGAGATAAAAATTAAATCGTATAAAGCTCCGGAACGACTTCCTGTATTTATTCCAACAGATGATTTAACTGAAGTGTTTAACTACTGGAATGAATCCATTGAAAAAGAAACGCCGCGTCAGAAAGCAAAAGATTCTCTAAAAGAGATCTATGTGGATGTGTGGAAATTTGCTTCAAGAACCGGGTTAAGAAAACACGAACTCATTAATATCAAGGTAAGTGACATACAAAATAATAACGTTCTTATTGGGGCCGATTTTAAAACCAAAAGCAACAAGCAGCGCATTGTTCCACTTATGGATTGGGCGGAAAATGTAGCAAAGAAATTTAAAGATCCTGAATTCAGGAGCTCTAACTCCTACCTTGATCAATCAGATTATTTATTTGGGAGTAATTCCCCTCATTTTGGGAATGATGTCAGTCGATATTTCGGAAAGGCCTGTAAAAAGGTTCTTGGTGTGCGCAGAACATTACATAACCTTAGGCATACATTCGCAGTGTGGTACTTAACCAGTGAATCTGATAAGAACAAAGATTTTAGATTAGTTGCCTTGAAAAATCTTTTAGGCCATTCATCTATTGAAACTACGATGATTTATACTAAATTACTTCCGGATCATTACAGACTTTAACCATGATTTAACTAAATTTTAAAATCATACCTTAAGTTATTGATATTACATTAACCTTTTTGAGCCTGGGGAGGTCTCATGGGTACTATTACCACCATTGTTGCGGACGGCAACGAAATATTCAGGCATGGATTAAGCTCCATTCTTCGTGAGGCAG